TTGTTTTGGGTGGTGCCAAGAATACAGTACTCTATAAAGATAAAGATGGTAAACCAATTAAGACTGGCAAAAAGAAAGATACTATTGTTGTAAAAGACTTTTCATATCTTACTATGAAAGAGCCTGGCAGAAAGATGACAACAGATTCTGGATTAAAGAAAAAGGCATTTGATTGGATTATGAAAAATGCACCAAGAACTCTTACCAATAAAAATTTATTTGGAACTGGACAAGAAAAAGAAAAATAATTTTCTTGTATTTTAATTGAGGTTGTGTTATAATTAACACATAAAGGAGATTTATATTATGAACCAAACAAAAGAATCTATGGTAGAATCACTACACAAAGGAATATGCAAAGTTACTTTTGAAAAAGTAGATGGCTCTACACGAATTATGAATTGTACATTGAAGCCTAATATTCTTGCAGAAGGAAATGGTGCTGGATTTATTCAAAAAGAAATACAACTAACAGAAGAAGCAAAAAATACTGAAGTCATTCCTGTATGGGATATGGATGCACAGGCTTGGCGTTCTTTTCGTGTGAGTAGTGTACAAGGTTTTGAAACAGGGAGTCTTTTAAATGGATGAAAGAAAACCAAGAATTGAAATAGGTAAATCTATTTACAACGAAAATGAAACTGTTGCATTTTTATATAATTTTGATTCTATAGAAAGATGTGACTATTATACAACAGACGAATTAAACTACATAATAGAGTGTATAGAAAACACAAAGAAAAAGATAGAAGAAAATAATAATAATCAAGATTCATTTGATTGGGGAACTGGAGCAGATGATACCAGACAAAAAGAAAAGGAAGGATTGGTGGAATGACCCAAAGAATGTGGAAGAGATTATTAAGAGGTCCACAAAAGCAGTAGATGGTTATGAAAAATATCTTTTAGATAAAATGAATTATAATGAGTTGGCAAAAATTATGCAAGAGTTGAGAAGTGTTTTGCCTATGTCCACCGATGATAAGAAAAAGAATTAGATGAAAACCTATACCACTAATAGGTGGGTTCTTGTTCGTACCAGTGATAATACAGTACATACATTTAGCATAGACAAAGAATGCATAGAAAATGGTACAGTAAATGTTGACGGTAAAACTTATTTAAAAAAAGCAGGTCGTAATTTTTGGAATGAGTATATTAGAATTGGATATGTTCTTGATGAAAAATTAGGCAATAAATGTAAGCATTGGGACATGGAAGAATTTCACAAAATGTGCAGAGCGAAAGAGAGTTAATTATGGAACGGAAACCAACAATTTATATTGCAGGACCTATGCGTGGATACGAAGATGGGAACTTCCCTGCGTTTGACAGACAAGCAAAAGTTCTTGAGAAGCAGGGGTGGAATGTTATCAATCCTGCGGAAATGGATAGAACAGAAGGTGAACCACCAAACGGTCATATGGATTTTGACCCTGCAACTGATTATGAAGACCGTGAGTTTATGCGTGAAGCACTTGAAAGAGATTTAGTTGCCATTTGTAAAGATTGCACTGCAATGTATATGATGTCCGAATTTGAAAAAAGTCGTGGTGCAAAAGCAGAATGGCATCTTGCAAAAGCATTGGGTTTAGATATTTACTATGAGGCGCCATTACCACACCAAAATAAAATTTAAGATTTTTCTTGACTTCTCCTTATTATAGTGTATAATTACATATGTAAGTCGATGACAATGTGTCATTGAAAAATGTCAAACACATACACACAGGAGAATTATTATGGCAAACCCTTACGAACTACGATACAACATTTATCAAGAAGCAAAACAATTATTGATGGATAAGTTTTATCAGAGCCATTCGTTGTGGCAAGATTTTGAAGATTGGAAACGAGAACAAGAATTAGAAGGTGCAACAGTTACTGCAAAGTCGCCAGTAGCCATTCAACCAAAGTTTCCAACACACGAAGAAATTTTAGTTGAAGCAGAAAAAATTTACGAATTCGTACAAAAAAAGAATTGACATATGTTTAATATAAACTATAATACAGTTTCAACAATAAAGGAAAGACTACTTGCGGTTGGTAATCGAATCCTTAAATTTAGTGAGAACCGCAACAACAGGAGTTTTAGAACTATGGCAACAAAGACACGCAAAAGCAAAAAGCAACGAGTGATGGAATACCTTGCAAAAGGTAACGATATTACAGCAAAACAAGCATACAGCCGTTTTGGTGTATCAAATCTTCGTGCTACTATTAGTGATGTTAAAAAGACAGTTGAACGATATGGTAATTGGGAAGTTACTAGTCGTAAACTAAACAATGGCACTACTTGTTATGGAATGGATTTCCACGGTTATACAGATAACTACTTTGCAATCCAGGCTGGAATTGTATAAACAATTTTAGTTAAGTGACCCCTTCTCTGATGGTGGGGGAAGATACGAAATGATTTTTCATTACGCCCATCATCGGATTTTTTGACAAGTGAATAACATAGTGCAGGGGTAATTGACTGCACTAACTCCGTGACTGAATAAATTTTCGTTATGCGGATTAAAGTATGCGACTCCCTGTTGTGGGGTGGAAGACGGCCGAGAGGTATAGATTCTAGTTGGATAACTCTAACAGTGGCAGTACGAGTAGAGTAATAACAATATTAGTTGACCTCGAAAGTTGCAGGTATAATAGAATCCTGTCGGAGTACAAACAATTTGGTGGTGCAGAAGCACACAAGAGCCGCGTCATTAAGACCCGCCTCAAAGTTTCCCAAGTGCGCGCCTGAGGGATTAATCGGACGATGGTGAAAATTGCAAACCGTATCCGAACCACCAATTAAACTTCCGTTCCTTCCAGTACAAGGCATTTGTTGACATCGAAATCGGTTGGGTATCCCAAGATGTGAAGATGATGTAAGATTCATTAGGACTAGAGTGGTTGGCCTCCACTAGGAACGACAAATAATAAAAGGTAGGTTAATCCTACCTTTTTTCTTGACTATATAACTTGGAGAAGTATAATGGAAAGAAAACATAATGCAGGAAAAGGTGATAGATATAGAACAGTTGACCAAAAGAAGTGGGACAAGAACTGGGAAAGAGCCTTTGGTAAAAAAAAAAGAAAAAAACTAAAGTCACGAAAACTAAAAAGGAGAATTCTAAATGACTAAAGAAAATAATAATATTATGATGATGACGCTTAATAATGGAATGGATATAATCTTTCAGGTTGTTGAAATGGGAGAAGAATGGTACACCATACAAAATCCAGTAGCAATGATTCAGGATAAAGAAAGTGATAGAATTAATATGTCACCATTGTTTCAATTTGGTAGAAGAGATACTGACATTAAAATTCATACAAGAAAAGTAGATGTAATTTATACACCAACATCTGGTCTTGTTGATGAATATATGACAGTTTTTATTAATGGTCCTGCTGATGATACAACTGAAGAGGTTGAAGCAGAAGTAGAAGAAACGGTAGAAGTGTAAGGAAATATTATGAATATTAACATTGTAAGACTGGCAAGCGGTGAGGAAATTGTATGTGGATGTGAATTGAAAGATGGTTTTTATGAATTAAAAAAACCTGCAATTCTTATTCCTACTGGTGGACAGCAACTAGGACTAATGCCCTGGCTTGCATATGCAGACCTTAAAGATAATAAAATTAAAATTTCAGAAAAGTTTGTTGTATTTATTACAGAACCACAAAAAGATTTATTGAACGAATACAACACAGCATTTGGTAGTGGACTTTTTGTACCTTCTGCTGGTCCAGTTGGACAAGGTGGAACGCAAATTCCTACCGATAAAAATCCTGCTCTTAAACTTAGTAAATAATCGGGGTGCTAAATGGTAAAAGGTAAATCAGGATACGACCCATCTGTTGCGAATAGAGTAAAGATTGGGAAACCAAGAACTTCAAAAATATTTCGAAAAAAAGGTAATAGACCTGCTCGTACTTCCAGTAAGGGAAATGGTGCTAGAATTAGATAACTTCTATGCACCTGTAACTCAGTTGGATAGAGTATCGGATTTCTAATCCGATGGTCGCAGGTTCGAGTCCTGCCAGGTGTGTTATGAAAAAGAAAAAAGAAACAGATAGAGATATGTTCGGTACGCCAAAGAACCGTTCAAAGACTTGGGATATAAAGAAAACTCGTGACCCCAAAAAAGATAGGCGAAAAATAAAAAGAGATTTGGATGACGAAACTAAAACCACTTTAGTGGAAGAAAAAAAGGAAAAGAAGAAGAAGTAATGTAAAGAACAGGGGGAGTTAATTCTCCCCTGTTTTCTTTTTCGCTATCAACATTATGACATTTTCTGAATTGTGTGTAATTAGTTTCTTTTCTCTTATAGTACTTGCTATACTTCCGTTCATAATAGAAGCAGTATTAACTATAATAGAATATGCATTAATATTTTTGGTATACATAATTTTCTATGGAGCAATATTAATTATTGCCACATATATAATTTCTTTTTTAATTTGGATTTTTATATCTTAATGCCACGGTAAAAAGTTATACATAGAGTGAGGTTCGAACGGGGCTATATTATATACAGAGAATCATTACGGTTCTCTATTTTTTATGGGTCAATCACCGTGGGGTACTCCTCCAGCGGGGTCACCGGGACGGTCATATTGCCGTCTAGACCTATAACTTACTTCAAATCTTGGTCTGTGATTTATTCTTCTAACTAAACATTGTTGCTCTGATTGGTCAGTGACTTTTTCATTTACTCTTAATCTTTCAATATTTATATTATGTTCTATATTCATATAATATACTGATTGAATAGTGTATGTACCGTTGTTTGTATGAGTAGTATCTCCTTGAATGTTTACTTCAATGATATCTCTTCCACCACCAGTAATACCTCCACCACCTTCAACCATTGCATCCTGTGAATAAAATTCTGGATATGCAGTTGATGATGGATTTAGTGTAGTAGTGGATTCTACTTGGTCATAAAAATTTTCGAACATTGGCATATATGCTCCGTCCGTATATGTGTCTATGTAATATTCATTCTCTAAAGATATCTTATGTGTTCCTATAAATCTTGCTGATTGGTCGTTTATAGTTTCTGGTCTTGATGTGGTTGGCACACTTGGAAATAGTCTATTATCTCCTGTGACATATACATTTGTATAATGGTTTGTCATTTCAACTTTATATGGTGTATATGTTCCATCTGTATCATCGAAGAAACTATATGATTCAGAATCAAGAATTTCGAATGAGTCTGTACTTGCCATCTTTCCAAAGACCATATTAAATCTTGTAAAAGAATCCAATTGTCCTTCATTCATAAATCCTTTAGGCATTTTTATATATTCTTCTTTGTTTGGATTTTCTGTTGTTTGTAGATGAAATGACATGCCACCTACATTTCCTGATTCCCAATCTACTGTACTTCCTTTTCCTCTGAAATGTATTGGAATAATCATATTTGGAGCAGGACTATCTACAGAAAAGAAATTGGTTGCAATTTGCGCCGCATCTGTTTTCCATAGTTTATCTATTCCTTCAAAACCTTGAACTGGGGCATTACTGGAATTTGCTTTAGGATATAATTCATCAACACATTCTTGACAACCTATTTCGTTTGTTTTTATCCATAATGCTGATGCAGATTCATATACTGCATCTACTGTAGACCCTTCTGCTCTGCCTTTATATTCACCCTTTATAAGTAGGTCTAATTTTTGTTCCTTGTTTGCTATAGCATGTCTTGCAAAGTCATCAAGTTCTATTTCAAAGGTTATTCCTCTTCCATCATATTGTCCAGTCGAACCAGTCCCGTGAGGACCTTCAACATTAAATAAGTTTTCATTACCTCCACTAAATCCAGTAGTTGTAAATTTAGGAATATTAAATTCTTTATAATTTGGACTTGAGATGGGCGCCCATTCTGGAACATATGTGTGTGTCGATGGTCCAAATGAATTGGATGTATCAGTATTAAGGTTTTCTCCATCGTATGCATAATGTGGTATTGGTTGCCCTCCTCCGGGTGAACCTACATCATGTGTAAATCCACCAAAAGAAACATCTACTGCACCACCACAACCAGTTAGTCCTTCTACTTCACTTGCTCTTGCATGCCAATTTCCAGCAGAGCAACCAACTGCGCGGTCTTCCCCAATACTGTTGGGTGATGTTCCATCTGTATTACCTATAGGTGGTTTATGGCTACAGTTACCACAAGCATATCCACATTCAACCCACCAAGGAATCGGCTCCCATAATTTATAAGGAGGTAAACCGCTAGTTAATGGATTTTCAGAGTTAAGGCCTTCCCAAGATTGTTCTCCGTCATATGCAGGACCAACTAAAAGTTGTTCACTATGTAATCCACCGTGTTCCCATTCTCCGTAATATGATGGTAAAGAGTAGACAGGGGGGCTACCATCGGGGTCATGGGTATCAAATCTTCCTACTAAATAACACGATTCATTAAATGGACGATTAAATTTCCAAAGGACATTTGGATGTCTTGGAGATGGACCACCATCAGTCGTATCATACTCATCCTCATCCCAATCCGCATCTGGTTGCCAAGCATAAGTCTTTGTTTCTTTTGGAAATATGGATTTATGTATTGGGTCTGGAAGCCAATGTTGACCAAGATTCCAAGGTACTTGATTCACTTCTCTTAATGTTGTGGTATACCAATGACCAAGAGTATGTCCTGCACTATCGTGGTTCAGTAGTGAATCTGGTCTTCCAATAGGACTATACCAGTTTGCATTTTCATTTGCACCCGCAACAAGATTAAATACTTCAGCAGTAAATCCTTTTCTCGGCCAAGCAATAGATTGTTTACTCACAGTAAGAATTAATTTACAACTTGTAATGAATCCACCTTCTGGAACTGCGGGATTATTATCTGTACGCAAGTCACATAGAAGTATTGGTCTAAAGGGTGTTCTTTCAAGTGAAGGTGGTTGATTTCTCATCCAGTTTGCGCCAGGACAATCACCAGACCGTCCACCCGCATTAAACCCAACATCTTGTACGGTAAAATCACCATAACAATTTACTCCACCATTATCATTACAAACCGTATGTGCTTGTCCTTGTCCACCGTCCACACACCAGTCAGTTCCATTGGATGGGTCAGAACGACCTGCGTGGACTTCGTGTTCTGATTCACTAAGTCCTAACCCATCTCTAAACCTATCATTATAAATGTATTGACATGGGTCCCATAATTGAATTTGACGGAAATCTATTGATGGTTCATAATTTTCTTCTCCCTCGCTACTCCTAAAAGCATCTCCATTAATTTTCCAAAAATCATCAGAACCAGAATCATGTCCCCCAGCATTATCGCAACGGTCATCAGGGGTATCTCCATCGTATGCATAATATGAACCATGCCAAGGGTCATATACTGTGTCATTATGGGGGTAGTTCCCATAACCCCTACCATCAAAAGCACCTCCTTGTGCGCCAGACCATGCACTCCATACAGAAATAGGATTATTGTTTGGACTTGGAGGGTGATTCTCTGGTCCTGGTTTAACTCCGTGGTTGTGTTCACCTCCCATACTTTGTCTAAATCTGTTCATTAGACCAAGAACAAGTTCCTCTCTATCTTTAGGAAATGCATGCGAGTGTCCAGAAGATACCCCTGTTTGTAATTTATAATAGTGGTTATGACAATTAGAGTTTTTAGTCCACCAACTCTGATTGTATATGAATGTATCTTTTACTTGTTCATATTGTCCAGATACTGTGACATTTGTATCATCAAATAACCAATTACGATGTAATGTTTCTCTAGTTCTATTCGAATAATCTTCTCGTGCCACAATAGACCTTCCTAATTATATTTAAATTTACGAACCAATATAACACGCAGTTCCGTTCGGTGATGCATATATGTATACTGATTGTATCTGGTCTATTTCTAAGAATATTTCCTCGGAAGGTCCTAATGGGTATCCATCTTCGTGGTCAACACCTTCAACACCAACATAAACATAATCGGAATTATTTTGATGTCCTTTAATTTTGACACCACTTGACAGTCCTGTAGCGACATCGTGAAGAACCGCCGCAGTACTTGTAGCCCTTTTCTGTCCCTGAACAAAACTACTAGGTTGTGGGAAACTAATTATGTTTACATTCATACTTCCAGTTGCGGTTGCACCGTATGCAGAAGATATATTTGCTAGATGTATATTATGTTCATTTTGATTGAATTCGTTTCCAATTTTAGTTTTACTTGCACCACCATCTGGTTGCATAGCAACAAGGCGTTCATCGGTTGCAAAATGTTTATCGGGTACTACTGCTGAGAATCCACTCTTATTATTTAAACCATTTTGTATAAAGGTGTATAAGTTATCAAGACTATTACCAATACTTCCTGCACCAACAAGTGAACCATCAGATGCTATTGCCCAATTTGCATCACTTGTGATTCCTACTGGGTAGTAACCAGGTGCAGTGCTGCCTCTCACCTCAACAGGAGTCATTCCATCCTTACCTTCAATTTTAACTGGTTGGTCGTGAGCAGTACCACCTGCAACATACACTGGAACTACAGGTGCGATTACACCTGCACAAGCACCGTGTCCATTTGTTGCACCTTGAATGAAGAGAGCAGGACCATTGTCATTACTTACTTCAACATGTGTCCCCACTGAAACATCTACTGTAATACCTGCATTGACGAGGTTTACATTCATTGCATCACCAGACATTCCTATTGGTGCGGCACTACCACCACCAGCAGAGGCAGAGAAACCGTGTAAGAGAGTCGGTAAAGTATTATATGCAGTAATATATGATGGTGAACCGCATACACCTAGAAGACCTCCACCACCATAAGCAACTATACTATCTTTACCTGCGGAAATTCCATCATCAAGATATACTTTGAGCATATCAGCAGACATTCCTACAGGTGCGGCAGATGGTCCACTAATACCTAGTAATAATGAAGGCATTGCATTTTCAACAGGCATCCATCCATTAGCACCTGCTTCTGCACTCATACCACCAGTAACAACCATATAAAGTGGACTTGCTTTTGAACTGTTTATATCAACAGGGTGTCCAATACCCACCAGTAGTGAACTAAATGTTACACCACCTCCTGCGGCTATGTTACCTCCAGTTACTGTAACAGGTGAAATTCCACCACCTGCGGTATTACCAAAGAGCATAGTTGGTGCAAAACTACTAACTTCCGATGTTGCTCCACAGAACCCACCAGTGACCTTCATCCAGTTCCAAGAACCCATTGCAGTTTCACCATGAGCAATAATAGAATCTTGTCCTGCCGCTTTCGCAGTCAATCCTCTAGTATCCAATTTTGTTGCAGACACGGTTACAGTTGGAGTAAATGCAGTAACTTTGATATTATCAGCAGTTACATGTAGTGGCCAAGCGCCACCAGATGCACCAACCATTGATGTGGTGATACCGATTGGGTATGAGTATGTTGAACCATCATCTTTACCACTTACAAATACTGGATGCGATTCTTCTGGTTTATGTCCGTTATTTGTTACACCAGATATCATTAGATACCTATGGTGGATGTTTCCTGCATCAGCAGTTGCGTTTAGAACTTTTTGTGTTGTTGCAAGTGTTACATCAAGAGTTATACATGCTTGACGAATATCAACTGCAAGTAAACCACCAGACACGGCTATTGATTCAAGTCCACCACCCGCTGTATGTCCATATAAAACTGTAGGAAGCATTCCTAGTGGAGATGTCTGGTCTACAGTAGAACCACCAGTTGCTCTTACATAAAGTCCTGCATTTGATGCATTATCGATTTTTAGTGTTTCACCCAAAACAGAAACATACATTCTACCACCAGTTACATTAACTGCTTGTGCGCTAGCACCAGTCATTCCATAAATCAAAGATGGCATAGTTTTTGTTCCACCGACACCCGCAGAACCCGTTAGAGTTTGAGATACAGTGACTGTTTCACCGTCTAAATCAACAAGCAATCTATGTCCTGATGCTCCTCGTCCTGTTACGCCGAGTGGTGCAATACCACCTCCATGTGTTACACCGAACAACACAGATGGTGTAGTGTTTAATGCACTCAATCTAGATAAAGTGAATCCACCAGTTGATTGAACAAATGTTCCACTACCATCTGAGATTACTGTTAATGCATCTGGATGATTTACCATTAGTCGGTTACCAGTAATACCAACTGGTGCTGCCGAGTATCCTCCTCCTCCAAGAGAAGCACCAAACAACATTGTTGGTAATGTATAGTTTGGATTCGTTGCACTGAAAGTACCACCAGTGGCAGCAATCCAAACTGGTGCCGCTCCACTTGAACCTTCTACTTCTAGAGGATGCATTCCAGCAGTACCTTCAATAGTTAATGCACCAAGCGTATGCAGAATATCTGCGGATATAGCAAGTGAACCCTGTGATGCAATCTTAACATCTAATACATTATTTGCTCCACCTATTGCAGTACCATCTGTATGACGAAGCATAACAGGAAGTGGTCTTGCGGTTGGGTTATTATCAGTACCTACTTCATAATATTCATCTCCAGTACTACCCCAACCCATTTTCATGTATTGTACATGTGAGGCTGCGTTACCGTTAATAGAAACAATGTCGGTTGCTACTAAAGCACCACCACTAGAACCTAATGCATTTAATGCAACTCCATCGGTTGATTGTGAGATATCTGTCATCTTTGGTTTTTCTCCTAAAGGAAATTAATTATCAGTAATATTACCTACTATATATAATGTTTATTATTGACAAGTTGTAAATGTTTAGTATAATTAATGAATGGATTTTAATATTAAGGAATACTAGATATGATTTATAAAGAAATAGAAGATACCTTTTCAGAAGAGGTCGAGAGATATGCGGCAGAAAATGGTTCGTATATTGATTCTGTATTGGCTATTTGCGAAAAACACAACATTGAACCAAAGGTTGCCGCCAAGATTATAACAAAACCAATCAAAGAAAAGATTGAAGCAGAAGGAAGGGATTACAATCTCCTACCAAAAGTATCCACACTGCCATTATAAAAAATATCTAAAATAATACTTGACTTTACTTATATATAGAATATACTATACACATAGTTAATGAATATTTCGTATACATCGTACATTTAGTACACAAAAACAAAAGGAGAATCATATGTCATTTAGCAATATGAAGAAAAATTCAAAATCAAATATCGGCCGTCTTACCGATGAAATTACAAAACTTAATAAAGGTTCAGAATCCTACAAAGACGATAGATTCTGGAAGCCAGAGTTGGACAAATCAAGTAACGGATATGCAGTTATTCGATTCCTTCCTGCACCAGATGGCGAAGACCTACCTTGGGCAAGAACATTTAATCACGGATTCAAAGGAAAGGGTGGATGGTTTATTGAAAATTGTCCAACAACTACTGGCGGAAAATGTCCTGTATGTGAAGCAAACAGTGAACTATGGAACAGTGGAATCGAAAAAGATAAAGATATTGCAAGAAGCAGAAAACGAAGATTATCATATACTGCCAATATCTTTGTAGTTAGTGACCCCGCCAATCCTCAAAACGAAGGAAAGAATTTCCTTTATAAATTTGGCAAGAAGATTTTTGATAAAGTTAATGAATCAATGAATCCAGAATTTGAAGATGAAGACGCTATCAACCCATTTGATTTTTGGAACGGTGCAAACTTTAAATTAAAGGTTCGCAAGGTTGCAGGTTTTATCAACTACGATAAGAGTGAATTTGAATCATCGTCTAAACTTCTTGATGGTGATGATGCAAAACTTGAAGAACTATGGAAAAAGCAATATTCTCTCAAAGAGTTTACCGATGCTTCTAACTTTAAAGATTATGGACAACTCAAGAGTCGATTCGAAAGCGTCGTATCTGGTAGTGGTATTGTGACAAGTGCAGAAGAAATCGAGGAAGCGCAGAGAGAGGTGAGTTCAAAGTTTGGTACAAATGATGATTCTTCTGATGATGGTTCTGCCAGAGCAGAGAAAGCATTTGGTGATGAATCTAAAGAAGATGATGCTTTATCCTACTTTGAAAAGTTGGCAAATGATTAATATTTAATATTTTATTTTGGTCAACAGAACAGGAGAGGTTTTTACCTCTCTTGTTTTTTTATTGGTAAGTTACTCTGTTGTATGTTTTTTCTGGATTTCTGGTTGTAGGCGAATATGCATACACGGTGTCATTATTATTAACAATGTTATTTGAAGTAGATGGTGCAAATATTGCAGAACCAGCAACTGCTCCATCTAATATATTACTACCCTTTGACATTGCATTTGTTGTTACCATTTGTATCATTTGTAAAATGTTTGGGTCATCAAGTGGTATTACTGCTTCGTTGGGTCTAAGTGTTGCTGTTATATCTCTAGTTCCACTTATAACTCCGCCTTCATGTAAAGATGGTCCTTGTTTAGATGGTTCACCGTATTCTTTTAAGTATTGTTCAGAGGTTATGTCACCACCAAACACATTACCAAGATTTCCAGTAACACGATATTTACCACCTATCTCTTCAACATCTGCTCTAAGATTGTCCAACATTCCACCCATTGCTTTGGATACAAAGGGGAATGCTTGTATCGTTGCATTGAATTCCTTCATTAATCCCAACCGTTTTGCACTCCCTCGATATTTATTAACATTCACTCTTGTATCGTATGCTCTAGTTTCAAATGCTTCTTCTTGTGCTTCCGCGGAAGCATAATCGTCAAGTTCAAACTTTCTTGTCATTATATCCAGATAATGTTGTTCGTCATTTCTAAAGTCCCTACGCATATTTTCAAGGAACTGTGCATTTACTCCACTCCCACCTCTTGCAATAGCATCCGATGCTGACTTTTGTCCAGAAAATTGTTCAAGTTCTTCCAGAGAACCAAACATTTCTTGTCCCCCACCCTTTGCTCTTCCAGTATGGGCAGAAACCGTAACAGTTGCTCTTGTTACACCAGAATTTTCGTCAGCAAGTGCTTCTTCTAGTTTACCTTTTCCACCTAGTGCTTCAATTGCGGCAGTTTCGGATAACATTTTATCACCAACATTATATACTGCTAATTTTTCTCCACCTTCACCTTGTACAAACACATCTTTCTTTTCTTGCGCATGAACACTTGCTCTTGCATCCATGTCCTTTTTAAATGATGCATCCATCATTGGACCTAACCACTCTTCAAAGAGTTTTCCACCAGCCCAAAAACCAACCATCGCAGCCCCCGCCGCAAGAACCAAGGGACTTGATAATACACTGCCAACTACACCAAGGGCTGAACCCAGACCACCTAGAACTGGTCCAAGTGCCGCCATAAAAGCACCACCCAAAGCAGGACCAAACAAATCACCTATAAGACCTCCCGCACCACCACCCTCTTTGCGCCTGCCTGAAACTAGTCCAGATAATCCCCCAAACATTTTTCCTAACTTGCTCTTCTTCTTTCCTTCTCTTTCTTCTTCCCCAGCATCATATTCTTCTTCTGTAGTCGCGGCTTCTATGCCTCCTGTAGATTCCGCAGTAGATGAAGTAGCATCTGCAACTTTTTCCAGTGCCTTCTTCGAGTCTGAGGCATCTTTATGTGCAACATCTGCTCTTTGTTTTTCTTGTTTTTCTTCTTCGTCTGCTGATTGGCCTTTCGCCATTTCATCTGCTTCTGCTTGTTTCCCCGCAATATGCGCTTTTCTTACATTTGCAAGTATACCACCCACCATTGGTATTTTTCTAATCATTGTATCTTTGAAGCCTTCTACTTTTCCTTTTATTTCATCCTTGAACAATTCACCAATAGTTGCTCTTTTGCTTACCGCATCAACTACTCCACTTTTTTTCAATCCCTCTACAAGTTTTGCACCATCTTTGCCAGATTTTTCTAATGTTTTAACAATAGCACTTATTCTACCATTAATTTCTGTCGTTTCTGCCGCAGATTTACCTTTAGCCTCCTTTGCAAGTTCAAGGATACGGTCAAGCATGTCTTGACCTTCTTTAGAACTTCCCCTTTTCATATTTTCTATAGCACCACTTTGTATGATATCTTCTAATAGATGTTCGGTTCTCAAGACAGCGCGCTGTAAATATGAGGCAAGAGCAATACTCTCTTTTCTTCCTACACCTTTCATATGTTGCGTTGCTTCTTGTAATGTTCTGGCCATACTATCCTAGTCCCTTATTCATTTTAGATTCTATATTTTTATTTTCTTCCTGTATATAATTTTTTAATAATGAAAGATATATCTGTCTTTCCCACGGTATCATATTTTCTATCTCTGTCAAACTATATTTATGATGATGCATCATTTGAAAATTAACCTGATAATAAGTCATCAGATTAGTATGACAGAGACTTAGATAAAAAAATCGTCTATTCCCCTAAATCCTACAGTAGTTGTTTCCCCACATTTTGGACAAGTGCATTCAACATCATTATTCATGCTTGGCATAGTTTCGAAAAAACCAACTATTTTTTTAAAGTATTCTGGGGATAGTTGTTCTATAAACGATTCAATTTCTTCTTTTGTGTGGTCTTTATTCGAAAATACTTCTTCATTTGTATAGATTGAATCTACACAACTAGCAATCACACCAAAAATATCTTCAGTATTTTTAATATCTAAACCATAACTATTTTCTGTTGTAGGATATTTCATAATAATACCAAGTTCATCCGATAGTTCTATTTTATTTGTATGTTCTTTATTCTTTTTAATTTCCATTTTTGTTATATCAATTTCCCATGGAAATTTACTCAGAGAACAATCTTCATTTTTACATTTTATTTCTACTTCTACAGTTTCTCCGACAGATTTTGCTCTAAGTTGAAGAAAGATGTATTCTAAATCAAAAGGTGGAAGTGATTCAATCTTTATATCTTTTGTTATAATACAACTATTAATTAGATTAACAAGCGCCTCTGTAAGTGCCCCGTCATCTGTGGAAGTTTCTAGTGCTGTTAGAAGTATCTTTTCTTCTTTTACTAGAAATGGACGATATGTAACCATCTTTCCCGAAGATGGTATTTTTAATTTGTACTTTGGTACTTCAATTGTTGGTAATGGCATAGTATTTATTTCTCCTCAATGTCATTTTAAAAGGGGGATAAGAATGGTGGAACACCAAAGTCTTCTGGTCTTTGTAGGAATTCTGGTATATCACCGAATGGGTTTGGGCCACGCATAAGGTCTGGTCTTGTAACTCCAACCACATGTCTTTGTAGTAGTAGTGGTATTTCGTTACTTGTTTGGTTATCTTTATCTATTACTTCATATTTACGGAAAGCAATAGAAACACTTTGTTTTTGATAATCATCTGTTGCCGCTGCACCAAGTGCTAATGGATTTACTGTTTTTGGCCAACACTCTCGTAGTACAACTTGATATACGACACTGTCGTCTTTTGTAAGTTGAGATATGTATATGTCCCTTACATAATCATCATAATATTTATGTTTGTGGTTATATTTATTCATAACAGAATCCATCCACTGTTCAAAATATACTCTTTCAAACATATCTTGACCAACTCTAAATGTTAGGTCTAAATCTCCAGAGTAAATATTTTCATAAGGCATCTCTCTGACTGGTCCGTAAATTTTATTTGGTTGAGATGATATATTTCTGCCAGGAAACATTGCAACTTCGCAAGTTTCACTGAGTCTTCTCATAGCATCAATACCAGAAAATCCCATACCACGCAATACATCGGTATGTCTACTTTCTCCAATTGGACTAGGAGATGCAATCATAATTTCATACCTTGCAGGAGATAATATACCAATTCCAGATGCACTCTTGAATTGTTCTATTGTGCTTTTAATGTCACTTCTTCCCGAAGCAATTTTATTTGAACTATATCCCATTACTTACTATATCCTTTTTCTTCTTTATCACTATGTAGTCTATCTTGTAATATTTTTTGCCTAGTTTCTACCCAAACTAGGCTTCTATGTTTCTTGAGAAATCTTTCTAGAGGAAGGAAGGTTGCAATATACCAATCTTCTGGTGGTATACGCAACATAAACGAATCGACTCTTTTATAGAGATATTTTTTAATACAAGGTTTTATCCAATGTCTAAATTTTGGTCTAGACATTAATGTTTCATATATCAATATGAGTCTTGTATTGTCCGTTTCTAAACCACCACTTGTGAGTGATAATAAATTAAGAAATACCTTTTCTCTTAATTGTGGGGGTAAATAGTGAAGATTGATTCCCAAGAATCCATCACTTTCTTTTTTTAAAATAAAAATCACAGGGAATGTATCATAATATTTCAATTTAGATTTATGTGCTGGTTGGTAATTAAACATGAACATCTGACCTTCTCGTTTAAATCCTCTTGTGGTCATCAGTCTTTTTTCATCTCTAATAAATTTTTCTTCTACGGAAATATCTGCTATTTCGTTAAGTGCCGTAATACTATCCCTCATCCACTTAATCCCCGCAGAGCCAAACTTGGGAGCGCCAACAGCATCTCTAATTTCTTTTAATTCATCAAATACATTTACTGCCATATCAGTAAAGTCAGCACCAGAAGCCATTTTTTTTAATCTTTCCTCTGCTTTTTTTCTTAGTGCTATAGTGGGGTCTTCTTCTTTCTTTTCGTCTACCACATCTTGTCTGTCTATAGTGACTTTTGCTTTATAGTTGCTGGGAGTTGCTACTACTTCAGTTTTCCGTTCAGTTTTCCGCGCACGAAGTGGTTTTAATCCAGCACGGCCGGTCTTAATAGTCCTCTTTTTTCTTTCTTCGACTCTTTGCATAAGACGAGATGTTTTTTTATATTTTTTTGCCATATCTACCTCAATAAAGTATCTTCGGTTAATACTTTAAATTTCCATCCTCGGTTATCCGCAAATTCTTCTGCCGCCTTCCATTTTGCACTATTTACACTCCAGTTCTTTACATCACAGATATATGATTTCGTAATTCTTTTCTTTTTAACTGGAGCGCAACATTGTTTTTTTGGTTTTATTTCTATTAGTAGGGTTTCTTTTATTCCATTTTTTCTTTTTACTTTAACCAAAAAATCAACAAAATATCGATGCATTCTTTTATCCACAGGTGATACATATGGTACAACTACTTCTTCCGAACCCCATTCCATGATATTATCTTGGGTATCACAGAAAACCATAAATTTTCTTTCCCATAAACTTCTATAGATTATTTTCGTTGGGTCACCTATATACTTTTGTGGGTTCTTTGGTTTATATTTACCTTTATATGCCATATACATATATGTAGTTAAAATAAAAGGAAAAAAGGTACTATGTTTGAAAGTAAGGCAGAAAGATTAAGAAGACAACAACTGAATAGGGATTTGGATTCTATAAACACAGGTATAAATGACCAAAGAAGTTCTTCTGACCAAAATACAAGACCATTGGTGTCCAGTATAGGAACTAATCCTAATTTTGGAGAAAAACTTCAAAGACAGGATATTTCTGGAAGTATTTGGAATAAAATGGAAACTGGGAAATCCAAACATTTATATTATCCGCTTAATTTGGGTACAGACGATGTAGAAAATTTTCTTTTTATTAAAATATATCAAGGTCATAGTGAATCTTTTATAACCGCAGAGAAAAAACTTCAGAAATTGGAGTGGACAAGAGATAGATTGGATGAAATTAATGCAATGCAATCCGAATCTGCCAGGAACAATGCGATATCAGCATTCGAAAATGAGGCACTATCGAACGGGGATTTTCTAGACGATAACCAATCAATCGAATTTTCTGAAAATTCTACAGGTAAATGGACAGCGAATATATCAACACATACTGATAATAATAAAGATAAGATTAAACAGACCCTGACTTTAGAAAAGCAAATTCAATGGGCAGAGGGGCAGAAAGGTATTCAAGAGGACTCAGATGCCCATCACAGGGATTCATGGAGATTCAAGCAAGAATTGAAAGGAAGTCGTGCCGGTTCTATGCAAACAAGAAGAGTAAAAAAAGAAGATTTTCCTATGCAAGAAACTATTGCACTATACCTTCCTCAAAAATTAAATGTAGCAGGTATGAACACATATGATTCTCCAGATTTTTCTACAATCGGTGACATTCAAGGTATGGCAAATCTAGATATGAAAGCATTCGAAGGAACAATTCTTCGAAAAGGTGCAGGTATGGCAGATGCAGTAGCGGATATTATTGGTGCTGAAACTAATTTAAAAAGAGCATATGCGGCATGGACTGGAAGAGTAGTAAATCCAAGAAGAGAAACTTTGTTTGTATCACCAGAAATGAGAAAGTTTGAATTTGCTTTTGAATTCACACCTCGTAATTATGAAGAATCTATATCGGTAGATAATATTATAAAAACATTAAGAAAACACGCATATCCTAGATTACAACTTGGTGGATATTTTTATCATATGCCTGCTGAATTCCAATTGGAATATTATCAGGTTACACCTGATGGAAGTGTATCACCAAATAAATGGTTAAATAGAATACTTCCTTGTGTGTTACAAGAAGTTAATGTGGACTATACTGGTTCGGGACAAGTTTCAATGTTTGAGAATGGCGCACCGACTCATATCAATATGACTCTTTCTTTCCAAGAAGTAGAACTATTGCATCAAGATAGAATTATAGACGGTTATTAAGGAGGAGTTTATTAATGTATTTTTCACACTTTCCATTAGTAGATTACATTTATAAAAATAATGATGGCATTCTAAGAAAAAAACTTGCTGTCAATATATTGAAACGAATAGGATTTGACCCTCTATCTAAAAAGGATAAAGACCACTTTATAACTTATCGTATTAAAAATGGAGAAACCCCAGAAATTATAGCAGATAAGTTATATAATAATTCAGAATTACATTGGTTAATTTTATTATTTAATAATACAGTAAATCCATATAAAGATTGGCCATTAGATAATTTAGCGATTGATAATTATATTGAAAATAAGTATCCGGGATATAGTTTGTTTATAGCAGACTATTCGGGAACTGGTCATCCAAACACAATAAATTTTCATAAAGACCAAACAGTAGCATCAAGTTCTGGAGGTTGGGATGCATATGGAATTTATCAAGTTAGTGAAGAAAGAGCAAGAGTTTCAAGTTGGGATACACAAAATTGTAGATTAGAAATTTATAATACAATTCCAGAAACATGGGCGGAAGATGAGTTTGTTGTTGGTGTCGGTTCTACTGGGCAAGCAGTAATAGGAAAAATAAAAAGGTTCACGCTATCAACAGATGCAGTTCATCACTTTGAAAGACAAGAACCTGGCTCATCTGGAGATTATATACAATTAAATCCTTTGGGTTCTTCTGAACAAACAGGTCAGATAGCATTAGGTGCAACAGGAGTAAGTTTTGGTTCGGGTGGAACAGAAGGTTCATTTGCAACTAGTGCCGTTACATTTGAGGATACTTTAATTGGTAAGTACATGGGAGTAGGTGGAAGTCAAGTCAACAATAATGTATTAACAAATCGTGATTATGAATATAGATTAAACGATGAGAAAAAAGAAATTGAATTACTAGACCCAACTTATGTAAGTATTGCCATTAAAGAATTGAAAAAATTATTAGATGTTAAAGGTTTGATAACATGACTCCAGGATGGAATATATTTAAACCAACCAATGAGTGGTATGGAATTAGCGAAGAAAGAGTCAATAAGAAAAATGCATTTAAACTTGATTCTATTAAAATATATCCACCATCTCACAGTAAAGAGGAAGATAATTTTATTGATTTGACAAATCAATATAGGGGTTTAGAATTATTTGAAGATGTGTTTTCACCATATCTTTCTGGAGTTTTGTTGGTGGGAGATTCACAAAATTGGTTAGAGGGTGGTCCTATAATTGGACAAGAAAATATAATCATCGGACTTTCTACTGGTGGTGATATGGGTGAAAAAGTTAGTATAGAAAAGATTTTTAAAATTTATAAAATATCAGATAGAATTGTAGACACCAATGGAAAAGTTCAATCTTATAAATTACACTTTATATCAGATGATGCATTTATAGACATTCATAATAAATGTAATTATTCATTAATAGATATGCCTATTTCGGATATGATATTTGAAGTTTTTGATAAGCATTTTAAATTAGATGTAGGCGAATCATTAGTGATGGGTAGGTGTCCAACAGAAGGAAATTATACATTTGTTCTTCCTACCAAATCTCCATTTTTATGTATTAAGTGGTTGCTTCGTAGAGCAAGGAACGCATTCAATCCTACCGATTGTAGTTATGTTTTTTATCAAGATTTTGATGGATATAGACTTGATACCCTTATGAATTTAATTCAAGGTCCAATTTTTGAGAATTATGAATATAAACTCAAAAATATACAAAATGAAACTGCTAGAAATACTAAAGAACTTGCAGTACAGCCAGAAAAAATACATTTTGAAAGTACATCGGATAAATTATCTGAAACGAAAGATGGAATGTATGCATCATCAATTTATACTTATGATATATTAACAAAACAATATATATCTAAATCGTACAACTATTTTGAACATTTTGATGAGTTGACTAAAGAAATCTCCAACCCAGAAGATAAGATGTATCCTGTTCTTTCTGAATCTGTTATGTCCCCAGAAAAAAGAATTGGCACATTAATACATTATTATCCCACATCTACGGGAAATATAGGAAATGTTTTGTTGGATGATGTTAATGAATCTGGATTTAATTTTGATAATGATAATTATAAAGATTGGGTTTTATATAGAGAATCATTAGAACAGCAATTTGAAACAAATAAAATTATATTAAGTGATATTCCTGGTAATTCTAAAATGAGAATTGGTAAAGTTGTATCATTATCATATCCATCGTCTAAACCACTCAGAGAAGATGAAGATTTTAATGATAAATATATTAGTGGAAAGTATTTGGTTACTTCTGTCAGACATTTTATAACAAAACAGGATTATGTAATGAACTTAGAATTATCAAGAAATTTTTACCCAACCCCTACAGGATAATATTATGCAAGAATTTATGGGAGTAAATAATTTTATTTGGTGGCACGGAGTTGTTGAAGATATCAATGACCCGTTAAAGGTTGGTAGATGTAGAGTTCGTGTTTTTGGATTCCATAGTTCCGATAGAAATCTAGTACCTATAGAATCTTTACCTTGGGCATCTCCAATGCAACCAATTACAAGTGCCGCAATTAGTGGTATAGGTACATCACCAACAGGTTTGCTTCGAGGCTCACATGTCTTTGGTTTCTTTAGAGATGGACTGGATGCACAACAACCAGTTATGCTAGGAAGTTTTGCAGGTATTCCACAAGATGAACCGAAAGATGTTGGATTTAATGACCCAACTCTTGGCTATCCAACAATAAAATCTATTAATCATACTTCAGTCATCAAAGAACAAGATACAAATAGACTTGCAAGAGGTGATAAAACAGAAGAAACAATTGTTGAAGATAAAAAGGAAATGACACAAACAGAAATACCGATTGCAAACGGTACAGAAAAATGGAATGAACCAGAAACTCCATACGCCGCAAGGTATCCAAAGAATCATGTTCATCGAAGCGAGAGTGGTCATGTTATAGAGATTGATGATACAGCAACAAAGGAAAGATTACACACATATCATAAATCTGGAACTTTTGAAGAGATTCATCCAACTGGAACTAAAGTGGAAAAGATAGTTTGGGATAATTATAAACTAGTAATGAATGATGAATTTGTTCATGTTACTGGTAATGTAAATTTAATAGTAGGTGCAACAGGACCTGATGGTGAACTGGATTCAGATGGTACAGAAAAATCACCAAGTAATATAACAATTCTCGTAAGGGGAGATGCAGAAGTTCAAGTCGATGGAGATGCAAACGCATTTATCGGTCAAAATTTATATGCACATGTTACTGGTAATATGGAAGCAAATGTTATTGGAGATTATATTGTGGATGCAATGGGGTCTATTGTTTTACGAAGTGAGTCTGGTATTGAGGTGGAAGCAAAAGATGCTATTAATATAAATTCATTAGAATCAAATATTACTATACAAGCAAAACCAACAACGGGACAACTTAAATTAAATCCAGCAGGAGGTTAATAATATTATGCCAGCAGTAGCAAGAGGACAATCAAGAGATACAGTATCAACGAATCATGGATGTGCATCAACAACAACGACACAGGCATGTTCGTCCAATGTTATTATTAATGGTATAGGTGTACACAGAGATACAGATTTAAATACGACTCATACAATTCCCTGTGGGTCATCTTGTTGTCCTCATACCAGACCAATTGTAGTTGCATCTTCAAATGTTATTGCAAACGGATTAGGAGTTGCAAGAGTTGGCGACCCATATTCAGGGTGTGGACAAGTAGCAACGGGGTCTAGTAATGTTTCCGCGAATAAATAGGAGTATATAATGCCATTTGAATTACCAAACGATTGTGATAGTTTAAAAGTTCCAGAACTTCCAGATTTTCAGAAGTTAATAGTTGATGCTGTGATGAGTGGTGATGCATTCCAAAATCCTTTTGGTGATGCACTAGGAGGAGTGGGTGATATGTTGAGTGGAGCAGGAGGAATAGGAGAGTCAATATCATCACTGCTTGCTGGTGGAGGTTTAGATGGTGGTGTCGTTGAAATGCTTGAAGGTCTTCAAGACTCTCTTGGTTTTAATGATGGAGGCGCCTCAGGAATATTAGGAACACTTTCTGAATTTAGAGGACATATGGATATGTTGAGTGGTGTAGGAAGTCTGTCAGATTTTTCAGAACGATTGGGAATTGGAACAGCATTAGAAGGAGCAAAACAAGAACTTGGTCTTGGAGCAGGTGGATTCGGAGATATGTTTTCAAGTTTTGAAAATGGTGGTGCATTATTAGATAATATCGGGGGTCAATTAAGTAATCTTAAAAATATGTTAACGGAAGCAGTTTCCACAGGTGGTGATGCATTTGATTTTGATGTAACTGCAATGTCTGTAATAGGTGCAGGAATTTTAACTTTTGGTGATGATATTCTAGGTCAAATTAATTTAGATAATAATGCATTTTCTGATGCAAAGGATACGCTTCAGAAAATGGGTATTGCAAAAATGGTAACAACGGATAGTAACTGCTATGTGAATAAATTATTAACTGGTATGATTGGAAAACCAGATGTAGTATCTGCACTACCAAAAGCACTTGCAGAAAAAGTAGGACCTACTTTAAGCGAAACAGAAAAAAAAGCAGTAGAACAAAGTAAAAAATCAAAAATTGAAGAAAAAAAAGCACAAGGAATTAAAAGTACAAAGGCTGCTGAACTTCTAGGAAACAGTCAAATTGATAAACCAGAAGAGATAGAAAAGGTGAAGGGTAGACCTGTATATGAAGATTTAGTTGGTGGTAAATTCTGGAAGGAGAAAGTTATTGAAGAAGGTTGGGATTATATACCAATGGGAGAACCAATGTGGGATGAAAATGTTCATTTTAATTCCCCAGAAGATGGAGCATGGATACAATGGATTCAGAACTTGTCAATTGTCGAAAAAATTATTCAAGTTGATGAAAACGGTGTGTCAAATATTACCGACTCGGACAAGGACGAGAGTGTAATGCATAATGAAATGTTACCTCTTTCTTCTGACACCGCAGAGGATTTAGCATTCGCTCAAGGTGCAGGTTGGCCACAGGGTTTGAAAGATGTTTCTTATACTTCAATAGTAAAACCATTGGTGTGGTCAACAAACCATAAGTCATGGTGGTGGTATAATCTAGCGCCACATACTGTGATAAATCCAAGTGTATTTGGAAGTAAGTGGTTACTTGACCCAAACAATCGTAGCAGGAGTATTTGGAATGTTTTTGAATATGGTGATAAAGAAGAAACTGCAAAGTCATTACTCGTAGACCCATGGAAACCTGGCAGCGACAATAAAACAATTGGATGGAGAGCGTCGGGGTATATTATTGCACAGACAATATATGGTAAACTAAATATAAAATTATTAAATCCAAATGTATAGAATAACAGGAAATAATATATGACAAACGGAATTTCCAATTTACAGCCAGGTGAACCTAATAAATTATTAGATTCTATTCTTGCTAATTTGCCTGCTCCTATCCCAGTAGATGCACCGATAGGTCAATGGCATCTTGATTGGTTTTTATGGTTTATCGATACAGGTGTTCCTTATGTCGTTCAAGTACACGAAGAAGAACCACTGGAATCTTTAGATTGGAGAAGATTAGGATTTCCATTATATGTGGGATATGCTTGGGATTGGTTAGTTGGAGAGTTTGGATATCAATGGGATATTAATACATTAAATTGGATTCTTGCACATTGGGGTGATGGAGGATTTGTGGGTGATGATATCCCAACTACTACTGGAATATCTGGAGTATTTACAACTCCAGATGGTTTGACAGGAAATACTGCACTCGGAACTATAATCACAACAAGTAATGCAATTAATTTATTACCAAATTTATATGGTAATGCATTTAAAGAAAAAGAAACATCTACTACACCGACCATTTCCCCAACAACTGAACCATCACACAAGGGAGCATATAGAGTATTTGAAAGTGGAACTTCTAATTATATTGTATACGCAAAAGGAGATACAGTTTCTTATAAGAATACAACTTATATTGCAAACAAAGAAACAAAAGGTGGAAATAGACCAGATAAAAGTATTGATTGGGATAAAGTAAGTGAAGCAGACATTACAGGTATCGCAATAACTGCTGATGCTGGTTTAACAGGAACAATGTGGACACGGAATGGTTTTCACTATCAAGATATAACAGTTGCTACGGGCGGAATCACAACAGCACACATTGCAGACAATGCAATTACATCTTCAAAAATTGCTGATGGTGCAATTCTCGGTGTTGATGTTGCAGTTGGTGTCACATTAACAAACCCAGACATTACTGGTGATATAGAAATGTTTGGTCAAGTTACCATTACTGGCACTGCTGGAGTTCTGGAAAATACTCTAGACCCAATTTTAACAATAAAACCCGCAGGTCGAAATCGACCTGCAATAGAAGCAAGTGGTGGAATTTCGATGGGAAGTTCCGAGATAGTCGTATCACAAGTTATTGGTGGAATTTCTGGACAGTCTGGTTCGTTTGCAAGAGTTAAATCTACAGGACTTGTTATAGGTAACACTGGAGAATTCACAGATGTAGTATTAACCAAAGGACTTTCTGCACAAGATGGTGCTATTGAAGGATACACTGGTGATTTTAATAACATTGTAGCACATGGTGGTATATCTGCTAATGGTCTTACACTTTCTCATCTTGCTAGGCCTTTCCTTGGGTTAATTGCATCAGCAACAGTAATAAGTGCCGGACAAATGGGACTCAATGTTGGTGCGTCAGACGAGGTGAGAATTTCTGGTGGGTTTGGAGTTTCAGCAGGTGGAAATATAATAAAAGGAAACACTGGTGATTTTAATCAGGTAGTAGCAAATAGCGGAATAACCGCTAAAGGAATCTCTACAGATAACATTCATGTTAAGTCTGGAATTTCAGCAGGAACATTGGTTACTGGATTTACTGCTGAGTTTACAAGTTTGGTAGGAGCAAAAGGTGTGTCCGCCGCAGGTGCAACCATTGGTGGATATTGGGCAGGACAAAACGAAGAAGTGATTGGAATTGCAATCGACAACGGACTTGATGTAATAACAACAGGAAAGAAAGGACATCGTGTAATTCCATATGACTGTGAAGTTACAGAATGGACGGTCACATCATCCGATAGCGGTAGTATTCAATTTGATGTAAACTGGTGTACCTATGCAAACTGGACAACCACCGCAAGTGTTGCTGGTTCTGGATTACCTTCAATATCAAGTTCAACCAAAAATCAAGACACTTCTGTAAACTGGACAAAGACAACATTTGATGCAGGTAATATTATGGAATTTGAAGTTGATTCTGTTACTACTTTGACAAATTGTATTTTATCAGTGAAGATTAGGAGAACTGGATAATGAGCGAATATAATGGTGCAAGTGTAAACATTTATTATGTTGACGGTGAAAACGGAAATGATGCAAATGCAGGAACATCAACAGGTGCGGCGTGGAAAACAATCCAAAAAGGGTTTGACGGAATCCAAACAGGAACACTTGTTGACGGTGACGAACTCCGCATTATGGCAACATCAAACGATGCAACATATTACAACTTAACAGCAAAACTCACAGTCACTTGGAGTAGTAAAGAAGTTGTCAT